GTCAATTGTTAAAAACAATATAGAGGAGGAGAACAACGTGTCAGAAGATAATACAGTAGTAGAAGAGACCGTTGAAGAAGTTGCAACTGAAGAAGTTGTTGCTGAAGCTCCTGCCGAAGAAACCGTAGAAAAGTCAGTTGACGCAGTTGACGCTGTTGAGGAAACAGTAGTTAAGTCTGCTGATCCAGAAGAAGCACCTGCAGAAGAAATTGCAGAAGAAGCTTCCGATGACGTTGAAGTTGAAAAGTCTGTTGTTGAAACAGATTCAGCTGATTCTGAGCTTGTAAAAGCTGTTGACGAAATTAAGGTTTCAGTAACAGAGGCAGTGAGTGAACTTGTTTCAACAATTAAGTCACTAAATGAAGAGATTGCAGACCTTAAAAAGGGTCACGCCACAGTAGCAGAAGAAGTTGCTGGAGTAAGAGGCAGTCTTGAAGAGTTTGGAAAGCGTGTGGATGGTCTAGAAGACGATACCGCTGTCCGTAAGTCTGGCGATCTTGGCGGGATCGTTCAGGGCAATACAATAAGAAAAGGGTCTATGTGGGGTGGACGTTTCCTAAATTCCGCTGACCTATATCATTAAGAGAAACTGGAGGTGAAATAAAAAATGACAGAAAATAATGAAATTTTAGAAAAAGCGGCTGCAGCTGGTACTATCGCATCTGGTGGTATTGGTGGAGTAAGTACTCCAGCAGCTGGAATTCTTGACAATACTAACCCAGTTGGTGATCTAGTGTCTGATGGCGGTATTTTGCAGCCTGAACAGTCACGTCAGTTTATTGAGTATATCTTTGAACAGCAGGTTCTAGCCCAAGATGGTCGTAGAGTCACAATGAGAGCTAACACAACTGAGCTTGAGAAAATGAATGTTGGAGAACGTGTAATTCGTGCAGCAGCCCAGGCTGATGCAACCTACACTAACGCTGATGTTCAGTTCACAAAGGTTACTCTTACAACCAAGAAGATTCGTCTTGATTGGGAAGTTTCGACTGAAGCTCTTGAAGATAATATCGAAGGTGCAGGTCTGGAGGATCACTTGGTCCGTACCATGACTCGTGCGTTTGCTAACGATCTTGAAGATCTAGCCATCAATGGTACAGGAACTGGTACAAACAACTTCCTGAACATCCTTGAAGGATTCGTATCAATCGAAGCCGATGGTAATTCAGCAACTTACGGTACAACTATCGAAAGTTTGCAGGGACTTGTTCTTGCAATGCCTCGTAAGTACCGTGGTTCCCGTTCAAACATGAAGTTCTATGCAGACACTGAAACCGTTGCAGCAATTGTAAACGGTCTTGGTTCTTCTGGTAACTTGAATTCAGAGCGTATCGTTGAGCGTGTTATTGATGGCTCTGCTCCGCAGACCCTTGGTAGCCCAATCGCATACCGTGTTCTAGGTCTTCCATTGGTTGAAGTTCCTTTGATGCCAGCTGGTTATGTATCACTTACATTCCCAGAAAACCGCATCTGGGGCTTCCAGAGAGACGTAACAGTACACCGTGAGTTCAAGCCAAAGAAGGATACAGTAGAATATACCGTATTCCTACGCTTTGGTGTAGCAGTTGAAGAAACTGATGCAGTAGCATTCATGCAAGACTAATTATAGTCAATTTTGGAGGGGAGGCATTAATTTGTCTCCCCTTCATCTATTTATGAATGATATAATAATATAGATGTATTATGAAAAAAGTTGAAAAAGATTTAATTTGTTTGTTTGTAGAAAATGCAAGCGTTTATGAAAAAAGTCTTGGCAGACTTACTAAAGGCTATAATATTGTAAGTAAAAAAGATGCTGATATCTGGGTTAGCAAATTCCCCAAAATTAGAGTCACATCCCCAGAGGAGGTAGCCGAAGTTTTCGGTGTTAAATAATGGAAGTTTTAAGAATTAATGGGAGTATCCCAACAGTCTCTTTTTCTGATCTTGTCCCAAGTGGACTTTATACCATTGAGTATTCAGATATTTTATCAGATGTAGTAGTTTCAGCAAGTGCTACTGCAAACGGATCTGGAGAAGTTTCCTTCCTACTTGACGAAAAGTACGCATCTTATGACGCAGTTTTAGATGCAACTGTTTATGATTATCTAGACGAAGTTGTTATTACTACAAATATTGATGTTATTAGACCATATACAAATATATCTACCCTTGCCACAGATTTAAATAAAACCACTGCCCAAGTAAAAGAAATGGAAAGAATTGCAAGATATATTATTGATTCAGAAGTTTCTCAAGGATTTGCATATGTTAGAAAAGAAAAAGAGATTGTTGGAAATGGATCTGACTATCTAGTAGTCAATGAAAAGATTAACAAGCTTTACAAGGTATATGAAAATGGAACCCTTTTATATGATTCAACATCAGATACTAATGAATTAACCTTTACAATTAGCAAGGATAAGACTTCGATAGTTCCATTACACGAAGAAAGCAATAAAACAGAGTATCCACAAGTGTGGAGAGATAGATACTTATCTAGAGCCTTTTCTGACGGATATGATTATGTGATTGATGCAGACTTTGGATACAAGGTAGTACCTCAAGATATTCAAGAAGCTACAAGACTTTTATGCTCAGACATCTCAAGCGATAATATGAAGTATCTAAATAAGTATATTGAGTCCTTTGACAATGATGACTTCAAGATTAAGTTTGCAAAGAACTTTAATGCTTCCACTGGAAACCTTGTTGTTGATAGGATTTTAACAAAGTATAAGAATAATATTCGTATCGGGGTGTTATAAATGCTTTTTAATTCAGCCTTTGACGATATTTTTTATCCAATGACTGCAGATATCTATCATGCAGTAGAAACTCAATCAGAGTATGGAAATATAACTAGAACTTGGCAATTTGATAGAACTGTTAACTGTTCAGCAATTAGTGCAATTTCAGGGGTACTAGATGGAGAACTTAAAGTAAAAGATAAGTCATTTGATTACAACTCTTCATTATTCTTTAGAACAAACGAGGACATTAGAAAAAACTCTTCTGGAAAATACTATCCAATAACTGCAACTGCTGTTACTAATATGAGAGATCCAAATGGGGATCCAGTTTGGATTAATACTGAAAATCTTAAGACAAAAGCTGAGACAGTAAAAACAAAGTATGAAGTTAAAACAATTATTCCAAGTTTTGATATGTTCCATAATATTGGAATGTATAGAGTATTCTTAACCCGTTCAGCAAATCAAAAGTGGGATATACCAGAATGATAACAGCAAGAGTTAAGGCTAATGATGTGATTAAAATGTTGAAAAATTCTGTAGAATATTCTTCAGCTTTTGCTTCAGAATTAAATAAAAGCAAAGGTATTTTAAATCAAAAACTTGGAGTAGGCTCTATTGAAGCATTTTATGATTACTTAGATAGTCTTGCAAGATCTCATCCAGGAATGCTTCACCACGTTTATGAATGGGGGCAGGTTGGAGATCCATTTGGAAGACTTTATGACTTAAGTCTTTCAGTAAATAATACTTCTGCAGTTATTGGTGCAGAATTCTTACAATCAAGAGTTCCTTCACCAACATCAACTGAGCCATTTTATGACAAGGCTTTAGTAATGGAAGAAGGCGGAACTATTGTAATTAATGAAGTTGAAGCCAAGGCATTGTTTTTTGAAATTGACGGAGAAGAATTTTTTAGAAGTGGACCAATTATTATTTCTAATCCTGGAGGAGAAGGCGTTAGAGGTTCTTTCGTAAATGCCTTTAATGAATTTTATGGATATTATTTCTCTCAAGTTTATTTAGATTCAATAAAATTTTATAAATATTTTTCAAATCCAAAAGCTTATGAAAAATACTTTGCTTCAGCCGTTAAAGGTGGAGCTTCTGCATCTAAAGGTAGAAAAGCTGCACTATCATGGATTATGAATGCACCAGGAGGAAACAGTGGTTTATAGACCAGAAAATATTATCAACCTTTATGTTTGGGAACAGTTTAAAACTTATGCCCCAGCATTTTACAACCTATACGGTCCAACATCTGGAGGACCAGACATAGTTCCCTTTTTCCCTGCACCAGCAAACAATCTTCCAACTGCAGTCCTTGACAATGATTTGCCATATATTATGTTTGATAAGTTTAGCAGAGTACGCTCAGGCTATAAATATTTTTACCCTATCAAGACTGACCAAATGAGATATACAGTCGTTGGTGGCTCGCTGTACGACATTAATAGGAACCAGCAGGATAGGTATGCAACAACAATAAATCTTACAAGTCTTATTCAAAGCATTTTAGATAGGGAAGACGATGCGGCAAAGGATATTAATGAATTTACCAAAACTTTGCCAGATTATAATGATGCTAATTACCCAGAACTAAACAAATATTACTTCCATTGTGTAAATGTATACCAGTCTGGATTTACAGATACCCAGCAAGATGTCTCTGATTTTATGGAATACAACCCTACTAGAGACCTAATTATTAAATATGACTATCATTCTA